TATCCGTTCGCCGCGTGCGCGATCTGACCGCCAAGGGCGCGGCCCTGGACCTGCCCGCCCTGAGCCATGGGGATGCCGGTGATCGCGGACAGGGCCTTGAGGATGACAAATTTCATGATCGCTTCGGCGATGGCGCGCGTGATCGTGCGGCGAATCATGTCGCCGAACTTGATGGCTCCGGCTTCACCGTTCAAGAATGCGTCGATGGCGCTGGTGCCGATTTCCTGCAAGCCGGCGGCCATCTCTTTGGCAATGGCGATGCCGTCTTTCATGTCCTGCGTCATCTCTTTGGGTCCGGCGTCGGGGTTCCCCATCCGCGCCGTCAACTCGCTGAAATCCACGTCCGTGGAATCCATCAACCGCTTGAGCTCGTCGGCCATGTTCTGCTGGCTGACTACGCGGTCGGCGTCCTCTTGTTTGAAGTCCCAGACGAAAGACAGATTGACGGGCGGGGCCGATGCCGCTGCCTCGCGGCCCCATGCGGCGTTCGCCGCTTTCTTGGCCGCGTCCTCTTTGCCCTTGGCCATCGCCGCGAGGATGTCAGCCGAGATGGCCTCGGACGTGCGCTTTTCGTCGATGAACTCGCCGCGACCAACGGACCACTTCTTTTCGGTGACCGCGACTTTGAACTTGGCGGCCAGCTCGTTGAGGGTGCCTTCCTGGTATTGGGCGAGGGCTGGAGATGACGCGCCCTGCTGGAGCCCGCCAATCAAGCTGTCAGTGTACGAGATGGCGACAGCGTGCGCTGCTGCCTTGGCTGATTCCTCTTCCGCCTTGCGGACCTGCTCCCACCCCTCACGATTGAACCAATACATCCGCAACTTTTCCCAGTCGCTGATCGTGCTGGTCACGTCGACAGCAAGGCCGGCCCGGATGTTCTCGCCTGCGATCTTGGCGCGGGCCGCAGCATCATCAGCGGCATCGGCAGCGGCGGCCCATGCGCTGGTCATGTTGTTGGTGTAGGCAGCGGCAAGCTTCATCTGGGATTCGATTTCCCCAGACTGCTGCTTGATGACGGCAACAACCTTGCCCGACTGGCGGCCAAGCGCATCCTGTCCGGCGGCGGCCTCGATGCTGGCCATGCCGTGTGCGCGAATTACCTGACCGATCTCAAGCAGGACCGTTTCGAGGTTCCGCAGCTTTCCGTTTGAGTCGACGACGGCAACCCCGAGGCGGTTGAACGTGTCAACGGCTTGCTGCTCGCCGCTCGCCGCGTCGGCCATCGTCTTGCGCAGCTTGCGGAAGACCATCTCGAAGTCTTCAATCGACGCGCCATTCTGTTCGGCCACAAACCGCCAGCGAGCCAACGACTCAACCGACATATCCGTCCGGTTGGCCATGTCCTGAAAGCTGGCGCCGAGCTTGACGTTTTCCTGATACTGCCGGATCGTCGCCTGCGCGAGCTCGCCCAACTTGGCAATGATCCCGCCAATCGAAGCTGCCCCGATGATCGCCAACGCCGGATACTGCTTCGACAGGTCAGCCAGCTTCTTGCCAACAGCGCCAAGGCCACCGCTCGCATTGTCGGTGGCCTTGATGATGATCTCGACTACGCGCTTGCCTGCGTTCATTGCTTCTGGTACTCCGGTTGCCGAGACAGAACAGCGTAATTGAACGCGAACTTCACATCGTCCATTTCCAGCCAGTCGCTAGGCGCGCGCCCGTATGCGACCGACAGCAAATGCAGCCCCCTTGCCAGCGTCGATCCGTCTACGCCTCGCAAGAGGGCGGCGTAGGGTCCGCCGTCACGCCCGAATCCATGAACGCAATCAGCCACTTCTGAGCCGCGAACGCGAGGTCATCGAACGTGTATTGCACGCCTTCGATGGTCGGCTCACCGGCCGGGGCAATGGCCGGACTGATGAGGGCGGCCCGCATGTAGACCTCGGCCGCCTTCATCATGTCCTCTTCGGTCACTTCGCCGCTCACAACCCGGGCCTCGACCTGCCCCAGAACAGCCGAGAACCCCCGCGCGCGAATCATCGTGGCGGCGTTGCGCCGGTAGGAAACGAACGGCACGCCGTTGATTACCGTTTCCCACCGGCCAGCCTTGAGAACGTCATCCATCAGGCCACCGTCACAAGTTCGAGGTAGTTGGCCAGCACGTTGAGCTGGAACTGGACGATGCCGGTCTGCACGCTCGGCATCTCGCCCGAGACGTAGCAGCCCTTGAGGGTCCAGTCATCAATCACCACGTCGCCGACGGCCGTGCCGGCCAGGTAGTTGTCGAGGTAGGCGATGGTGCTGGCGCCGGCCTCCACCGACAGCTCGCACTGCAACTGCGCGGTGACCGTCATCGGACCCTGCACAACCGGCCGGCGGTGCATCGACCCGCCAAGGGCCTTGCGGTCGGGGCCGGTGCGGTTCATGTCGACTTCGATGGTCGCTCCGTACACGGCGCACGCCGTGCCGCCGATGGTGAAGGTCGCAAGGTCGCTGTCCAGCTGTACGTCGGTGATGTCCGGGACCGTGACCGTGGTCGGGGTCGCGTCGCGCTCGCCCGGGCCGCCGATCATCGTGGCGATCTGCTTGACGATCTGATTGGCGGCCAACTCCCAGCGCAGTTTGCCGACGGAACAGCCCTTGTAAAGCATCTCCGGGCCGCCAAGGTTCATGCGCACCGACAGGCCGACGTCATTGTCCGGGACGTTGCCGCCGCCGAAGGCGATGGTCTGGGTGGTCAGCTTGCCGCAGTTGGCAAGAAACAGGTTGACGGCGCGGGACCGCACGAAACCGATCCCGAGGTCACCGTCAGCGTGGCCGGGGGAGAACAGGCGCGCCGTCGGGTAGGTGTTGTTGAGCAGGCCGTGATCGATCATCGGCCGGCGGGCGCCGAAGCTGGACGGCAACGTGTTGAGCCACACGAAAGCGGCGGCCTCGGTGCCAAAGGTGGATTCCGTGCCAACGGCGATCCCGCCAGCATCGCCAACATACGGATTCGTCATGGCGCGATCTCCTTACCAGGTGTTCGAGCCCTGAGGGTAAATCAGGGTCAGGTTGAGCCGGAACCCGGCTTGTCGGTGAGGGCTGAGCGCCCCCGCGTCGTGCGTGCACTGGCCCCACTGGAGCGAGTACGCCTTGCTCTTGGTTGCCCGCAGGGTCGCCATCGCCGAGCCAATGGCCGTCCGCAAGTCCTGCTCAAGCGCGAACGCGGCCCGGCGCGGGATGTCCAGCTCGACCGTCGCGTTGCCGTAGATCACAAATCGCGAGGCCATGACCACGCTGTTAAGGCCGTGCTCTTGCGGGTCGTTCGTTTCGCACTCGATGCTGACGGCAAAGGTCGTTGTCGCCTCGTTGTATTCCTGATGATCCATCGTCACAAACGGCTGCGTATTGTAGCCGTGCGCGTGATCGATGGTCAGCGCCTGTTGGTAGAGCCATTGCATGGCCAGCCATGGGGCGAACTGCTCAACCTTGTTAGGCATTACCGATACCCCGTTGGCGTGAGCCCAACCTGCACCGCGGTTTCCATCGCACGGTCGACCTTGGACTGCGAGCGTTCAATCGTCAGCGGCAGGGTTGGGTGCGGCGGGACGGTCACCTGACGCTTGAGGATATACATCACGTCGAACCCGCCATCCTTGCCCCCGCGCGGGCGCACGAGCATCGGCTGCCCGCGAAGCGACTGCACGAAAACAAGGTCATCTCGGTTCTTGGGCCACGGTGCCGCACCGACACCGACGCGAGCCATGGCGGTCGGGATGGCGAGGTACTTCCCGTTTCGCGGCAAGATCGGCCCGCCAAGCGCCTCCTGCGATCCCATCTCAATGACGCCGACCCGCTTTAGCTCGCTTCCGTAGGCGCCTTCGAGCTTGTCGGCGTCGATGGACCGATGGAAGCTACGGCTTGCCTCTCCGGTCCTCATCGACCACACGCCGCCGAACTTCGGGCCGATGCCGCGACCCATGACCTCGCGCTTGTGCACGTTCTCGATCTCGGCCATGGCCTTCCGAAGCCCGCCAACAATCGCCCGCCGCATCTTCGGGTCGCCCTGAGCCATGGCCGCAAAGTCTGCGGTCTGGCGCGTGTCAACCTGAATGCTAAGGCGCTCGCTCATGCCATCACCCGGTACGGCCGCCACAGGTCGATGACCTCGCGCACGATGCCTGCGTTTTCGAAGGCCGTCGATTCGCCCTGCGAACCGCGACTGGTCACGCCAACGTCACCCTTGAGGCGGTTGATATCGACCTTGCCCTGGAGCAAGGCGCCCTGAATCACGTCGGACGGGACCGAAGCCCAGCCGCCTTTGTAGGTGACGTTGATCGTCCCGTTGAACATCTCGGACGGCCAGCAGCCGGCCGACAGGATGATGCGCGAGGCGGTGTCGGTGGTGACGTAGTGCAGGTCGCCAGCGGCCAGCGTGTAGGCCGTCTGCGTAATCCCGGCCTCGACCACATCGGCTGCGATGGTGAACCCGCTGCCCGTGTAAATCGGCGCGTGCAAGTGCAGGGTATCGCCGCCGTAGGGCCGCAGCTTTTCCACGATGGCAGTGGTCGTGTTGAGATTGATCTGTACGCGGCTGGTGAACCGCAGGAACTTCGCCGACAGGGCGTTGAGAAACATGATCGCCTGCTGGTCGTCAGCAATCGACAGCATGCCCTTGAAGTCGCCAAGGGGCATGATCGGATCGGTGGTGATGACGAACGACACGGCGGCCCCCTAGATCGGATCGCGGTTGGTGATCTGGAACTCGGTGGACAGCGCGATCGCCCCGCCGTTGTCGACCTGCACCTGGCAGTCGATCACGCCAGCGGTGCCCATCTCCCCGGCCGACGGCGCGAACGTCAGGCGGCCGGTGGTCGGGTCAGCATTCAGGGTGCAGGCCAAGTCGCGGAAGCAATCGGTGCCGCCGATCTTGCCCGAGACCGTGACCGTCAAGCCGGTCAGGTCATACGCGGCGCCGGTCTCATCGTAGACCTTGACCGGGAAGATCTGGCCGCCGATGCCGACGTAGCCGCGAAGGTTGGATTTCTGGTCGATGGACATTGCCTACCCGCTCGCCGGGAAGTCGCCTTCCCCGTTGTTGGGAATGTAGATCGCGGCCGATGCCACGAGCGCATAGGCGCCGGTCTGCTGTCCACTGGACCAGCTCCAGTAGAGGTCGAAGGTCTCGCCACGGTCAGCGGCCGCCGTGATGTCCGTCACTGAGGTCTCGTGCGGGGTCGTCTGCTCGGGCGAGCTGTACGGCGTGCGCGGGTCATTGGATCCGGCCAGCACCAGCTTGAACCGCACACGGCAAGGGCTGCCGGCCGTCACGCATGGGCCAAAATGGACGTCGGCTCCGAGGGATCCGTTGTCCTGCGCGAGCACCTCCCACGACACCAACGTCGGGGTCGTGAACGTCGACTCGGCAAGTTGGCTGCACATCACGACGGCCTCGGTCGTGTCCACCGACACGACCGCATCCGGGTTGCCGATCAGCACCGCAGCGTCGCCGCGGTGGATGGTGACAACAGCCTCAACCATTGAGCTTGTCCGCGAGCGCGGCCAGCGGGCCGGGCTTGGTCACGGTCGGCTGCTTGATCTTGGTCACGAGGCCGTCGTTGCGCTTGGCGAAGTTGCCGCCCAAAAGGCCGGCCATCTTCTTGTCGTCGATCTTTTCGTCGACCTGGTTGAACGTGTCGCCGGGCACCGCGTAGTCGCCGTTGGGCATCTCGATGGCCCCCTTGTCGGTCACGACCCATTCGCCGCTGCCGTCGCGGCCCTTGATGCCGCGCTGGAGGTAGAGCGGGGTTTCGTTCGCAGGCTCGCGGCGGGCGGCCTGCATCTTGGCGGCCAGCGGATCGGCGACCTGGGACAGCTCGCGCTCCGGGCACGCTGGCGGGTCGATGAGTTTCTTTGCCATGGACAGGTCTCCCGTTGTTGAATTGGGGGCCGGAGCGGGGAGGTTGGCCGCCCCGGCCCATTCGCCACCGCCGGGGGATTAGCCCGTGATGACGATCTTGTGCCACTCGGTCGACTGAGCCACAATCCAGTCCACGTGATTGACGATCCGCAGGGCGGTCTCGTAATCACCGAACTTGACGTGCTCCGAGAAGTCCACGCCGTAGCCCGCATCCTCGCCGACGAAGATCTTGCGAGGATCGCCGAGCAGGGCATGGTACGACGTGCCGTTGTAGCAGCCCGGATGCGTGATCACCGGGTAGCCCAGGAACGTGGTCGGGATGCCGCGGCGCGGGTCGCCCCACACCAGCATGCCGGTCAGCTCCGACGCGCCGACGGCCTGCGTGGCCAGGTCCAGCGCGTTCTTGGGGTGCAGCATCAGGGCGTTCCGCGTGGTGTCGCTGGCCAGCGCGTTGTCCACCATGGCCAGCTGCAGGAACTCGACGATGTTCGCGAACGTCGCCGACGCGATCGTTCCCTGATCGGTCGCCGTGGCGATCACACCATCGGACGGCGCGCCGCCCGAGTCGGTGCCGGCCAGAACGTTGTACTCGTTCAGGCGGTTGATCGCGCGCAGCGATTCGGTCGTGGCCAGAGCCGCGAAGCCGATGCCCGAGGCGTTCAGCATCTCGTTGGCGATGGTCAGGTACACGTACACGAGCTCGGTCGTGATCGTGTTCCGGCCGAACGACATCGAGGGGTCATCCTCGGTCATCGCGCCGCCCTGCGTGGTGCGGTAGCGGGCCGTGGGCCGGGTGGCCTGCGGGCTGAGGTGCACCTTCTGGCCCATCGGGGCGGTGAATCGCGTCAGCAGCGGCCACAGGTTGCCGTAGATGTCGCCGAGCTCGATGAACCCGGGCATCAGGATTTCCGGCAGCAGGTACGCGGCCGTGGCGTTGGTCGTGGTGTCGAAGGTCGCGGCGGTCTTCTGAACAAGCGAGGCCACCGACTGATCGCCCTTGAGCATGAACGACGGGTCGACGCGGCCGTGGCGCTTCTGCTGCGCGAGGCCGACCATGTACTTGCCGGTCATGTTCAGGAAGTCGTCGACGCCGGACTTACCGCCGTGCGTCTCGGCCAGCGCAGCGCGGACCTCGTCGTGGGCGGCCTTCATCCGCTCGTCACGCGCCAGGTTGTCCGTCTGCATGGCCTTGATCTGCTCGGCCAGCGGCAGGAGGGTGTTGTTGACCGTCTCGTGCAGCGACTTCTGATTGGTCGCCACGCGCACGATCTGCTCGCCAAGATCGGCCAGCACCGCAGCGGAACCGCTGCCGGCGCCGTCGGCCTCGAATCGGAACAGGTTGAACAGCTTCATTTCGGTTACTCCGTCGTGTCTTTCGTCCGATCCTCGTGGCGTGCTTTCGCGGCGACCTTGGCCCCCGCCCGCTACGCCTTCTGTGCGATCCCGACTTCTTCGAGCCGCTTGAGGATGCTCTTGCCGACCGTGGCCAGCCCGTCGTCTTGCCGTTGCGCGCGGGTCGATACCATAGGTTCGCCAGCGTTGCAAGCGGAAAATCGCTTTACTTCGTTCGCCAGCATCTTGAGCTGCGCATCGAAATCGTCCTGCATGTCGGCCACAAGCTGCTTGAGCTCGCGCAATTCGCTGTCCCCGCCGGTCTGAATCGACTTTGCGACCTTCGGCTGGACCAGCATCCGGGCCATCATCCCGGCCTTGATCTCGGTCGTGGTGTCCGGGTTGGCGCCGCGGTTCACGGCCGCGACCTCGAACAGCTCCTGCTCCCAGAACTCACGGCCGATGTACGCCTCTTTTTCCATGCGGTAGTCCCAGATGCGGCCGATGAACCCGACGCTCGTTTCCTTGAGCACGGTCCGGGCATACTTCCCGGCGATCTCCATCGCGAACTCATCGCCGACGTCAAAGGCGAACGGGTCGAGGTACAGGGCCTTGCCCTTGTCGCCGGACCCCAGCTTGGCCCGGACCTCGGGCGCCCCGATGTTTGGGCGCATGGTGTCGTGCATCCACGTCAGCAGGGGCGAGGCGTTGAACTTGTCCAGCAGCCAGCCTTGGCCCTTTTTGTTCTTGCCCTGGTGGATGATGTCGCGGTCGGAGTCCTCCGATTCGGTGGATACCATGGCCACCATCCGCTTGTGCACGGGGTCGACGGTGACCTCCGAAACCAGCGTCGGCATGCTCTTGATGCAAAGCAGCATCCCGCCCTCAAGCTCCACGATTTGCATGACTACGGCTCCATTCCAGCCACAAGCGGGATCGTCTCGCAGCGGCAGTTGATGACGTTTCCGGCCTCGCCACCGGGGGCCATGGGGAAGGCCAGCCCGCACGGGAACAACTCCCCGATCATCCGCACTTCCTCGTTGCACTGGTCGTGGTTGAACTCACCATCACGCACGAGGTCATCCCCAGCGGTGAGCCACATGTGCCGGTCAAAGCCCTGCCCGCGCATCTCGGCATCGCGGGCCACGCTGTAGGCCGTCCCGATCTCGGTGCGGGCGATGGTCACCGCGCGGTTGGCGCCACCGGTGCCCGAGCCCAGACGTTCGGCCACGACGTTCATGACCTCGCTCGAGCTGGCGCCTTCCATGACGGCCGCCACCGCGTGATCGGTCACGTCGTCGAACAGGTCATCGGCCATGCCTTTGATGAGGTTTTCGCGCTGCCGGATGAAATCGGCCGTCTCGGGCCGCCACGGGGTGCGCGCCTTCCACACGTTGAGCTCGCCATCGGACATCTTTCCAGTCACAAGCTCCGTGATCGCCTGCGCGCCCTCCCGCGATGCCTGCTCGTGATACTTCAGGGCCACTCCGGCGGCCTTTTCGGGCAGGTCGCGGAACGCCTCGGCCAGCGCGTCACGCACGGTCACCGGCGTAGGGTCGCCGGGAAGGCCGCCGCGCGCCTTGCTGGACACCGCAGAAAGCATCTTGCGCCAGTCGCCGCGCATGGACCGCTCGGCCCGCAGCAGGCGCTGCTGGCGCTGCACGCGGGCGCGTGAGTCGCTGGCCCGCTTGTTGATGATCGCCTGCGTCAGACCGTCCTTGCGAGTATTCGCGTGACCCGACTTCGCGGCGCCATCCGGCTGATCCCCAGAATCAGCCGCAGGGTCATCGAGGTCAGTATCGTCTTGGCCGGCTGGCGCAGGCAATGGGGCGGGGGCCACCGGCTCGGGCGCGGGGGTATCCCATTCGGCAATCAGCTTGTCGATCGGGGCGAGTGAGGACTGGACCAGCACCACGTCGGCGCCGGGGATGGCGTCGATCTCGAGGCCCAACCGGAAGCGGCGGTTGCATTCGGTCCACGGGATGCCCGCGGCGTGCGCCGCGCCGGCCGCCATGAACCGGTCGGCCGTGTCCTCGAACAGGGCCTCGACGGCCTCCATATCGAACCGCACATAGCCCTGCCATGCGGCGCCGTAGTACCGGCCGAAGAACGAATCGAAGGCCGATTCCACGCCACGCATCATCGGGATCAGGGTTTGGGTGAAGTACACCCGCAGCCGGCCCTGGAAGGTGGCATACTTGTCGATGTCCTCAATGCCCAGCAGCGACTTGGACAGGCCATAGACGGCGCAAATCTTGTCCGGCTGCATCTTCTGGCTCTCAAGGATCGCCATGTCCGATTCGAGGAACGAGGCGTTGGTGTTGAGCTTCGCGCCGGCCGGCAGGATGATGTCAAGGCCGGTCGTGCCGTCGCCCCTGCGGCGCCCGCGCAGCTGGCTCTTGCCCTGCTCCCGCTGCTCGCCGGTCAAGTCGTTTGGGAACTCGTAGACCAGCGGCCGCTCGCCACCGCGCAGCATCACGTCGTTCTGGAGGACGTCGCCGATGGTGTCGATCGAATACGGCAGGGCCGCCGCCTGCAGCCGGGACTGCCCGCGCCACGGGTTGTCCGGGTTCACCAGCCGGTGGTGCATGACTTCGGCGACCGAACAGTCAAGACCCTTGGCGCCGCGCCGGAACGACCAGCGGGCCGGCACGCCGTCGATGAGGGTTTCTTTCCAGTACCGGGGATCGTCCCAGAAAATCATCTGCTTGGGGCGCATCGGATCATCGAAGTTGATGAAAAACTCACCCCGCAGCGGCAGCCAGGTGAACAACCACTGGAGCATTTCGGACTGACTGAAATGGGGAGACGGCCGGGCGATCAGCGAGGCCAGGGGATGCGAGTCCGGAACCTTGGTATCGGCGTCTTTCGCGTCTCGCAGGACGTGCATCGGGATGCCCGAGACGTCCGTTGCGATGCGGTTGATGCACGAATAGGCGACCCACGACCGGGAGTAAGCCTGCGAAACGTCATTGCTGCGGTTGCCGACCAACTCCATCGGCCGGCCGTCGCCGAACACGGTGGCGTGCGAGAATGTGGTGGCCGTCTTCTGGCCCGTGACCTCGGCAAGCGCGGCGGTCATCACCCCAAGCTGCTGATTGACCTTGTCCGCTCCCGTGAGTCTGTCCAGCCACTTGGCCATCGGGTTCCCTTCGGTCAGACGTAATCCACGGTGAACGTCTCGCGTGTGGTCGCGATGTCGGCCGCGGCGATCCACAGGGCCATCAGGCGGTCGCCGTAGTGGCCCGCGCTTGGTGACCAGACGCGCATCTCATCGCGCAACTGCGAGGTCTCTTCCGACATCCCAAACTCCCAGCGCCCCATCTCGATCGCGGACGCGATGCCCTGAATGCCCAACTCGCTATGCCGTTTGTTGGCTGTCGTGGTCCGACCGGCGATCCGAATATCCGAAGTCTCGCCCGGTGTCAAGCCAAAAGCTGCACAGACCTGAGCGTCTTTGAACATCTGGACGATGTACGCCTGAGCCGCATTGTCCTCAACGATGAACTTTGCGTTGCCCCCGGCGAGGTTTACCGGCTTGTGGATGGCCCGGTAAATGGCCACCATCCGGCGGGCGATCTCCGGGCCTTCCATGCGCCCGGACTGGAGGTTAACCATCTTCCGCAGGTGCTGGTCGCCGACCACGGTGGCGAACGCGGTCAGGTCGTGCTCTTCGCCCTTGCGGACGGCAAGGTCTACCCCGGTCCTGACCTGGAGCTGGCCGCCAACGGCAAGGCCCTTGTCGTCAAGCGGCCACGAGGTGAGCCACGGGCATTTGCCATAGGCGGCGTCCCAGAACTCGGACTTGAAGAAGTTCATCGACTCGGACAGGGGTCGATTGCGGAACTGGCGATCGTAGGCGGTTTGCCCGAGCTCGAGCAGCTTGGACTCAAGGCGGCGCCGGGGCCACTGCTCCGGCCACAGGGTTTCACCGCGGCCGTGCCCATCCTCGGCATCGAATCGCACGCTATGCCAACCCGATTGCTTGGCGATCTCGTGCATCATGTCATCGTGAAACCATGCCGTATCGAGGATCCACACGAACCCGCCCGGAAGGATGCGCCCGAGCACTTCGTCTTTGAGCACCGACAGCAGCCATTCCCGGTTGGCCTTGCTGCGCGTGTTCGCGGCGTCCAGCGCGTTGTCGATGATCGCGCCGTGCAGGCGGGCGCCAAGGATCTGGCCCTTGACGCCGTACGCGACCAGCGATGGATCCTTGCTGCCGCGTGGGCAGTCGGCAACCCGGATCGCGGTGCGGCCCCATTCCTCAAGGCCGCTGTTGTTCTGCCTGAGTTGCGGCCGCAGTCCCGGGTAGACCTGCCGCAGCCGATCGTTGCCCAGGATCTCGCGCCCGACGGCGCCGACCATCTTGGCGCCCTGTTGGTATTTGCTGCTGATGTACGCGTATTGCCGATCGCCGTGCTGCCCGAGCAGCCGGCAAAGCTTCATTTTCGTCTGTGTGGATTTGCCGTGCTCAATGGGAAACCATGCCACGAGGCGGTCGTGCTCATCGGTCAGGCGTTGCCATTCGCGGTGATGCCACGCCTGTTTGATGGGAAAGCCGGTCTGGTCGTCACGGAAGCAGTATTCGCAGAAGTCGTTCGCGTCATTGCGCGCAGCCACGACCTCGGGCGAGGGCGCGGCCGACAGCAGCGACTCAAGAAAGAACCGATTGATGATCTCGGATTCAGCGGTGCGCACGACCTCCGCCGAACTCTCCCGGTTCGGTCAGCGTATGCGCAAGGTGAGGATCAGGAACGTCGCCGCGACACCCCACATGTCGCTGCGAGTCAGCCACAGACGCGCGGCTCCGCTGTCGCGCAGCAATCCAAGCTCCGGCGTGAACAGCCACAGCCAGAGCGTAATAAGGCTTAACCGCAGCAGCCAGGACAGCGCCCCACGGGGTGAGCGACAGGCCGCATAGAAGGCCCGTGATGTTCCCACCAGCAACGATATCAGACGCCCGAGCTCCGACCACAAAGGCACAAGCCCCAGCAAGGACAGGATACGCATGGGCACTCCGCAGGGCGGCGGCCATGACACAGGCCACGCCGATTGAGTTGAGGACGTGCAGCACGAGCAGGAACGCATGGTACGGCACATGCGCCGCCGGCCTGAGCAACGGCAACAGGCGCGAGCTGTAGACCCATCCCTGTTGCAGACCGTTCGCGTGCACTGGCGCAAGTGTCAAGTCCCCCCGCGCCGCCCGCCAATAGATCGGCGCATCGTATCCCGTGCGCTGAGTCTCGCGCAGCACGGCCGGGTACAGGGACAGGCAGTAGCCGAGGGTTGCAAATACGATGAGTCGATGGGTCTGACTCATCGCAACAGATTCGCAATGCGGTCAGTGATGCGTCGCGCGGTGAGCGGGTCAACCTCTTCGATGATGATCTGCACGATGCGCTGAATGTGCTGGCGCGTGCCGTCGCTGAGGTCGATTTGGGTGCGGTCGATGAAGGCGCCGAGATGCTTGCCCAGAAGCTCGAATGCGCGGTTGCTGCCGCTGGAGTCAAACTTGTATTCGCCAATCTTTTCGCCATTGTGGTCAAGAACGGGAACGGCATTCTGGCATCGCAGGGCATTCTCGCGCAAGCCTCCGATGACAAACGCGAGGTCAACCTCGCACTTGGCGGCAACCTTGGTACGCAGTTGGTCGATCAAAGCGGCCACCTTGCCATTCCTTGCCAGCCTTGATCCGGTTGCCTCGGCCCTGCTCGGGGCGTAGCCGGCCCGGATGGCAGCCTCGGTCTGGCTCATCCCCTTGGCCACGGCCCGCGCGAAATCATCCTGCTGCACGGTCAGCCCGTTTGGCAGTCTCGCGCTCACAGCTCATCCCGATTCTTCAACGTCGACACCCGCACCGACGCTGATTTGCCGTCCTCCGAAAAGTGCACGACGGTCCGCACCCTGCGGCCCGGATACTGACAGCGCAAGATGTACCGCAACTCCGGGGTCATGTGGTCGATGCGTGCGGCGAACATCTCGCGCGACTCGCGGGGGAGCCGGTAGACGATTCGCTCGTGGGTTGCCAGGGTGCGTTCCGTCGCTAGTGGCATGTCGATGGGCTCCTAGTTCGCGGTCTGCTTTGCCTCGGCCTCGGCCTGATTGGCCTGCACCTTTTCGAGCAGGACCTTGCCG